TCAAGTTCTCTTTATGGGGCAACCGATGCGCCTATGATTGGCGGGCAGGTGGCATTGCAGCGTTTCGGATTTACCATGACAGAAGATAATTCACGTTCAGCTGATTATGGCCTTTTCTTTTATCCGGATTTCATGCATATGGTTACTCAGCGTGAAGTTCAGGTTAAGGTAAGTGATCTTCATTCTCAAAAGAAATTTGGATTTGTACTGAGTGTGGATTTAATTTTCGGTGCAAAACTTGGAATAGGCGGAAATGTGAAACACATTAAGGTTTATAATACATAAAAATGGAAGTAATGTTTGATAGCCTTAATATTTATGATAGTCTTGAGGTGCTTTCCGAGAGGACACCTCAAGAACTTATCAAGAGCATTAAAAAAATACGGACACCTATAAAAATTATTAATATTGTTGCCGCAAATAATCGTTATATTGCTTTTATTGTAGGTGACATAAGAAAAATTAAGAAAAACAAAAAAGGAGAATTGAATAATGGCAGCTAAACACGTAAACGCATATAAAACAATAGGAAATCTTTTTTCTAACGAAGAAGGTGTAGTAAAACTTACTTATGAATTTACAGAAGACGGAGGCGCTACAACTGACACATACCGATTGGCTTTTGTTGACCGAAAAATATTGGTTACAAATGCGGTAGTGCAAGTTGAAACAGCGTGCGCGGGTGCGACAGCCGTTGTAACTATTGGCGCTGAAGTAGCCGACGCGGACGGGTTTCTTGATGCAGCAAGCGGTATCGTGGCTAATTTGGTTGATGATTTCACGGAAAAAGAAGCGACGGGACAAAAACTTGTTATTGGGGCCGATGATTATATTACATTGGCTATTGCCACCGCCGCTTTGACCGCTGGAAAAATAAATCTTTTCTTGTCCTATAGAAATGCAGCGTAAACACTTTATTAATGGGCGGAATTAAATAAACAATTCCGCTCACTATTGGTAAATATTATGGTATTGCCAGCTAATATAAACACTCTTGAAAAGAAAAAATTTCTCGAAGACGGCGAAGGAAATGTTACCGTAAGAACAACGGCAAAAGGTGAATTCAAACTTACCGGATTAAATGTAGGCGGTCGCATTACTGAAGTTGAAATAAACGATAGCACCTGGACGCCTTTGCCCGAAGATGCGCTGGAAAATAGAAACGCCATTTCTATTCAAAACCGGTCTGGCATAGAAATAAAACTTAATTATGATGATAGCGTTGAATCTTATTCTGGTATTATTGTTGATAATGGTTCAGAGCGTTTTTATGATATTACTGACACAATACCAATTTACGCAAAATCGCAAAGTGGAACGGTTATAATTAATGTCGAGGAAATCGCTTAATAATGTCTATTATTCAATCAGCATTATCCCAAGAGGCGCTTGGTGTAAAAACCGTTGTATTAGATATTGATTGCGATTCATCTGTAGCAGTTAATGATTTGGTGTATCAAGATTTAATTGTTTCGGAAGAAGTATATAAATCAACTAATAATACACATTTGCCTAAAATATTCGGCATTTGCATTCAAAAGTATACATCAACTCGTTGCAGGGTCTTGTGTATGGGGGTAGTTTCTGGATATACTGATCTTATAAAAGGTAAATTTATTTTCTGGGGAACTTCTGGCGAAATAACCTCCACTAAACCTAGTGATGGTTTTTTACATATTTTGGGATTCGCCATTTCCGCAACTAAAATTTATTTTTCACCTAATAATATTAGAGTTTTACAAAGTTAATAATTATTTTTTCTAAAGGAAGGTTTTATGGCTCCGAAAAGAATTTCATCAAGTAAGTTGGCTGACCAGTCTGTGGTTGAGCCTAAACTAGTTAAAACGCTTACTGAAATAGAATACGAGCAGCTCGAACGTTATCGTGCTTTGGAAGAACTGCAAAAAAGCAGACAAGATTGTATTAAATACCAAACTGATATAATAGAGCTAAAAAAAATAAATTATGATTTGGCAATAAAAGCGTTGTCTGTTGATAAATTTGTTATCAGTGAAAATAAAAAACAAATTGATAATGAAACAATCAAAGTAATGGCTAAAAAGAATATTATTCATGATGTTATTCGCAAGAGATTAAGCCTTAATGGAAAGTTTGGTTACAATCCTGATACGCTAGAAATCGTAGAATAATCCAAAGCATAAAAAATTTAACTCATGGATGAGAAAATTATGTCGGGTTATTTGCAAGATTCTTATTTACAAAACAATTATTTGGGAGAAACTATCATGACAGACTATTCGAAAATCATTTTTGTAAACGCCGATGGTGATTATCAAGAAACAGCGGCAACAGATTCTTTAAAGTATGCTAGTTTTAAAACCGCCGATTTCGAACTAACCAACACTTTACTTGGTAAATTGGTTAATGCCATTTCAACAAGTGCCGGTGAGGGCGATGTTGGTAAATTTGTTGTATTAGATGCCGGCGGTCAAATTGATGCGTCGATGGTTAATGACGGTGATATATCGCACGATTCAACAGATGGAGCGGCTGCATCAACGGCTCACACATCATTTCCATTGTTAGCAGGTGGACGCGATTTTACAGCAATTCAGCAATATAACGAACATAAAACATTTACAACCGACGAAGACATGATTGATAAAAAATACGTTGACGATGCTTGCGCGGCTCTTGGAACCCAAGCTGAATGGCAAGATTCTTGTCTCGACGAACTTTTAACCCCTCCGTCGACAGCGGCGTCTAAAGTTATCCAAGATTTGACATTTACAGCGAAAGTCGCTGGTGAAGCGGGAAATTTAATAACAATTGATTACACCGATACAGTAAGCCAGGGAAATGAAGTTGCGACTAGAGTCGGCAATGCTTATTCAGTTGCAATCGAAGCCGGTGTTTCGACTGCTACTCAAATTAAGGCCGCTTGCGATACTTTTGATGAACTTATCAATTGTGTTATTTCGGGAACAGGCGGAAATGCCCAATCTGATATTGCGCCAACATATTTACTTGGCGGAACTCCGGTAACTGGTGCGCGTTATTTAATTAACGGAACTGGCGCAGGTGGTTGGTCGGGAAAAAACAATCAAATAGCCGAATACAATGGCTCTGGTTGGGATTATTTTGTTCCGACAACGGGAACATATACCAGTGTTGACGATGTAACAGACGCAATATTTTATTACAGCGGCTCCGCGTGGGTAAAGAAGTATTATGAGGCAACCACAGCGTCATTGGGCTGCAAAAAATCAGGAATAGATATTGAATCCGATCTTATGGCTCTTGGCGGATTGGCTCTTTCTACAAATAGTCTTTATGTGGATGTTGATGGGAGCACAATAGAACGTAACGGAAGCACCGGAAAACTTCAGGTAAAAGCCGATGGTATCAATGATACCCATTTGGATTTTGGAACTGGCTCGAATCAGATTAGTGCCACAGACCTTCCAATAGCCGATTCGGCTGGTAATTTTGATGCTTCTGATGTTGAAGCTGCTTTAGCTGAACTGGCAACTACAGCCGGTAGTAAGAAGTATCAAGTTGGTACAAATGCAGTTTCGAAAGGGGACATTGTTTATCTTTCTGCTAATAATAAGATTCAGAAAATGCCCATTAACGCTCAACACGAAGCGTTGGGTATTGCATTAGAAGCCGGTATTGCTGATGCTTATGTCAGAGTACAGGGCTTTGATGTAGTTGTAGCCAGTGTTCTAAGTTCGGCCGCGTTGGATGATAAGGTTTATTGGGATGGTTCGGCTCTTACTCAAACAATACCAAGCGGAAGCGGCGCATATGTTTGGCAAGCTGGTCTTCCGGTAAACGCAACTGATTTAGCAGTAAAAGTGCTATTTATTAAAAAGAACGCTTAATTAATCCATGACTAAACTCCTTCATTTTGCGGAGGAAGCTAATTTCTAGCTTCCTTCTTTTTTTTTTGTTATATTAAATCTATGACAATTACATCAAAGAAAGTCTTAATGGTCGAAGAAGATGGCATTGAGCTCTCCGACGCTACCGAACTTAATTATCATGGTTCTACAATGCCCTTTTCTGACCCTGATTTTACATCAGATAATATCGAAGCTGCAATAAAAGAGATTAGGGCCTCCTCGCCAACAATTACGCAATATTATATTTCATCGAGCGTGCCATTTTCTACTTCAATAAGAAATGATTATGAGGCAATAACGGGATTTTCTCTCACTTCTATTGTCGCTGGAAAATATGCTTTTATTTTTTCCGCATCTGTATTTTATACAACAGTACCAAAAGCGCATTATTGGGCATTATATAAAAATGGAATAATTGTTTCCGACTCAAAAAGGCAACAGGACACGGCTCATTCCAATCAAACCATGGTAGATACCACGACGGGATTAATTGATTGCGATGATAACGATGTCGTTGATATACGCTATAAATGTAACGACACCGGAACAATTACGGTTAACGAAAGAACGCTTATTGCGATAAGAGTGGGTGATTAATATGGCAAATTATATTTATGAAAAATCCACAGTTGCAATTGATAAATTGGAGAATGAAATAAAAGAATCCGAAATTACAATTGCATTAGATTATATTAATTTTCTTTCTCCCAATTCTTTAACTGTTTATTTTAAAGCGGCTCTCTCTTCTGGAGAAGAAGACATTCTTGACAATATTGTTTCTAATCATGACGGGATACTTTTAAATTATCCTACATTAGTAACATTAGACGAATTAAAAGATGATGATAATGTTCAAATTGTTCAACCAAAAACAACAAAACTTGGTTGGCGTTTTCAGCCAAGGATGATGTCTTTTATTACTTCGAAATACAAATCAGAATATTCTAAAAAAGAAAATGGCGAAAATGTTGGCGATTTAACATTAAAATTTTATAATTCAGGTAATGAAGAGCTCGTTAAAGGCGAACAAGAATCCGATCAAGATTTTCAAACGAGATTAACAAATAATTGTGTAAAAACATATGCCGATTGGCATGCGCAATATACACAGGACTTAATAGGAGCTATTTTAATTTGTAAAACCATTCCAGAAAATTCAACTTACGCCTGGGCTGTAATAGCCCCCGATCTTCCGGCAGAATATGGCGGAAATGCCGCTTATTTAGAGGGCGGTTTTGATTTATCATTTTTGCATCAAACAAGAGAATTTTGGTTTAATGGGAGAGGGGCTAAAACTTTAAAGATAGATAATTCCCCATACAAAACTAATAAAATAAGATTTATTATAAAACATGATGTTGGCGTACAAATTCCATTACAACTTTTAATAGAACATTTTATTCAATAAGGAGTTGGCGATAAATGTATAAAGAATTTCAATACAAATTAATTTCTGAAAATATATGGTTAATAATATATCCTTCTAAAAATATCAAAATTAAAAAATCCTTTACCTCCGAAAGTCAAGTTAAGGCTTTTATTGATGAAATTATTACATGGGGAAATAATCAATGATGAGATTTTTATTTGTTAAAAGCAACAAACCGATGTCAAAATTAATAATGTGGGTTTTGAATGAACCAGTAAGCCATTTTGCAATTTATTTTCCCTCGCATAAATCTGTTTTTCATTCATCGACAAGTGGCGTTAGAGCCATTCTAGATAAAGATTTTTTCCAGCAATATGAAATTGTTTTTGAACTGACATGCGACAACGGACTTTCGGTTGATGGCATTTTCTCAAAAATATCAAAATGTTATATGGGTAAAGCATACGACTATGGCGCTTTTTTGTTTTTCCTGCCTATTATTTTGGCCAAAAAAATGTTTAAATATTCATATAAAAGAAATTTGTGGAGTAAGCGCAATAAGTATTTATGCACCGAACTTGTTGAGGTTATAAAGTTAAATTTATCGCTTGATATAGAATGGCCCGAAAGACTTGATACGATTACCCCATATCAATTATATTTGATTATGTCTCAGTCAAAAAAGTTGCAATAATTGTAAAATTATTTTAGAGTAAGAAAATGTTACAAAATCAGCGGATAATATTTTCAGATAATGGTGTCGAAAGTGATTTATCTTTAAATCTTAATAATTTTCGAACGGGCAATGTAATTTTGCCATATGTAGTTAATCAAGATTATTTATATATTGGCACCGATTTACCATTTAACCATAAATATATTGATATATTAACCGTTAATGATGTCGCAGCAACGGTAAATATAGAAATTTGGTATTCAAACGCTTGGATTGCCGCGGTGGATATAATTGATGAAACTTCAGTTAGCGGAAAGGCGTTAGCTCAATCGGGAATAATCCAATGGAAAACAAATAGACTAAAAGGATGGTCGAAGGAACAGGATAGCGAAGACGTTGGAGATATTGCAACGGTTGGAATTTATAATATGTATTGGATCAGAATGAAATGGAACGCCAGCCTTAAAGCCACAACCACATTAAAATATATCGGGTATAAATTTTCTAATGACTCTGCATTATACGGTTATTATCCAGATTTAAATAACGATCAAATCAAAGCTTCATTTGCAACTGGGAAAACAGATTGGAATGAACAGCATTTTATAGCCGCCGAACAAATTATTAGAGATTTAAAAACAAGAAATCTAATAATATCATCACATCAAATATTAGATTATGAGCATTTTCTAGAACCGGCAATTCACAAAGTTGCAGAAATGATTTATTGCGGTCTGGGAAAGGCTTACGAAGAAAATAGAAAATTAGCAAAAACATATTATGATAATGCTTTAAAATTGAACTTTTTCAATGTAGACCGTAACGCTGATGCAAATCTTTCAGAGAGTGAGCGCTCTGTGTCTACATCATGGTTGTCTAGGTGAGTACGAAAATATCTGATATTTATGATGCTTTGGAAAGCATTGTTTCCGCTGCTTTAGGTTCGGAATATAAACGTCTATCAAATCCATACGATTTATCTGACAATGCAGAGCCGATATTAAGACGCGGTTATGGGATAATTGTTGCTGACGGAGATAATACACAACGCTTTATTTGCGGAAAGAGATCGTATAACAGACGATTTAACGTAGCTATAATCAATCAAATAACCACTACCGATCATAATATTTCTGCAAAAAAAACTATAGATAAAGGTTTACTCGAAGATTCTGCAAAAGTATTTATTGCCCTTGAGGCCGATATAACTTTAAGTGAAACATGTGCAAAAGCGGTTCAAATTTCAGACGGAGGGTTTGAATACGCTGAAGGCGATAGGAACAAGTATTTAGCGATTTTAATTAATGTGGAATGTGAATACATCGAATAAGAGAGGATGATAAAATGACTGTAATTCAAACTAAAAATTCAGTTCTGGCTATAAAACCAGAAACCACCGAGGGAACACCTGTTGCTCCAACGGCGGCGGGTGATTACATTGCGCTTCAAGATGATTTTACCATGGAGCCGGCTTTTGACCAGTTGGAAAATGCAGAATTAAAAGCCAGCATAGGAAAATCAAAATCAATAATTGGGGCCGAAAATCCAACCGCGTCGCTCTCGCACTATCTTAGACATAGCGGAGTGGAGGGTCAAGCGCCCAACTATAAAGAATTATTACAAGCGGCTTTTGGCGGCAAAGATGTTGAGGCGGTAGAATATAATACCATTGCCGCGTCTACTATTTCTCTTGTAAAAGTTGACACTGGAGAAGGGGCCAATTTTATCAGAGGTCAAGCGCTTTTGGTAAAAGACGGAACCAATGGCTATTCAATTAGACCTGTTCACAGCATTTCGGGCGATAATTTGACACTTGGTTTTGATTTGGAAAACGCGCCAGCCGTAGGAATTAATCTTGGAAAGGCTGCCACATATTATCCGGCCAATTCAGGTCATCAAAGTTTGAGCTTGTGGCATTATGCTGGCAACGGCGGCGCAATACAATTAATTGCTGGTGCAAAAGTAACAGAATTCGGTCTCGAATTTAGTGCCGGTGAAATGATAAACGGAAGCTATAGCCTTGAGGGTTTGTCTTATTATTTTGATCCAATCGAAATTTTGGCAGCGGATAGATATCTTGATTTTACAGATGATGATGGCACTTTTGCGGCAATCATAACCGCTAAAATATATAAAGACCCACATGATTTGGCTTCGGCTTTAGAAGCGGCGATGAACGCAACCGGAACAACCGAAACCCATACTGTTACATACAGTGATACTACTGGAAAATTTACAATTGCGACATCAACCAGCACCGTCTTAAGTCTGTTGTGGAACACCGGCACTAATACAGCCAATACAGTTGGCGATAAAATAGGATTTAGTATTGCGGCCAATGATACCGGAGCTACCACATATACTTCAGACAATGCGATAAGTTTTGCCGCCCCACAAACGCCGACATATGACACAGCTGATCCATTAGCCGCGAAAGACAATACTGTATTGCTGGGCGATCATGACGATGCGACATGTTTTGCCGCCGGTACGGTTAGTTTTTCACTGGGCAATGAGCGCGCTGTAATTCCTAGTATATGCGCCGAATCTGGAAGAGGCGGTTCTATTATTGCAAGTCGTGAAGTAACAGTATCGGTTATGGCTATTGTCGATAAATATTGCGCTGATAAATTTAAACGCCTTAGAACAAATGCAGATACGAGATTTGCTTATGTTTTCGGAACTAAATCGGGCAATAATTGGGTGCCTGGAAAATGTGGTTGTTTATATATTCCAACGGCAACAATTGCAAGTTTCAATTTAACCGATCAAGATGGTTTATTTGCTGTTGAACTGGAATTGAAGGCATATGTTGATTCGGCGGGAAATGGTGAAGTTTATTTAAGTTTTGTTTAATCGAAAATAAGGATAGAACATGAAAACCTTTGAATATAAACCAATGGGTGAAGAGGGGGAACCTTCTTCATTTGAGGGACACGTAAAAATCGAAATTCCGACATATAAAGAAAGGCTTTCCATTGTAAGAACATTTAATATCGATGACGCCAAATCGGGCGATATAGATAAAGCGTTACAAATAATAAGCTTGGTAGAGAAATACACACTTGAAGTCAAGTTAAGTCATAAGGAATTAAAGGAAAGCATAAATAATCTTGATGAATTATCTTATTATAAAGAAGGCACTGCAATAATAAACGATATTGGGAAAACAATTCTTAATGGAATTAGCTTAAATAACCCCTTGTAACGGCCCTTAAAGCACAAGTAAGGGCCAGTTATAAAGGTTTGAAACTTGAAAATGAAGCGTTGGGAATGGTTAGTGAATATTTTTCCAGACAACGGTTAGCGCAAATTGGTTTTTATGATGATTTATCTACTCTTGACTCTTTTTCAGCCGAATGTTTTTTGATAATAAGTAACGAAATAGACAAACTGAATAAAGAAGGATCTAAACGGAAACAACATGCCTAATTCAGTGACATTGGAAATTTTCGTCGAAACCAAAAAAGCCACTGGAGCTATAGAAAATTTCTCAAATAAAGCAACAAAGCATATTGAAGGCATACAAAATACCTTTTCGGTATTAAAAACCATAGCAGTTGCAGCCGTTGGTTATCTTGCGACAAGAAAAGTCATAAACTTTTTTGCAGAAAGTATACAAGCCGCTTCCGAAGCCGAAGACGCAATGAATGAATTTTCAACAGCGGTTAGGCTTTCTGGAAAAGCAATTGATATAAAAGCGTTTGCAGATTTTGCTTCCGGTTTGCAAAGGGTCACGAAATATAGTGATGATTTGATTATAAAAAATGCAGCGCTCTTACAAAACCTAGGACAACTAGATCAAGAGGGATTGCAACGCGCAACAAAAGCGGCAATGGATTTAGCCGCGGCTCTTAGTATAGATCTTACTACGGCTACAGAATTAGTTGGTAAAGCATCTCAAGGACAGATTGGGACCTTTAGTCGTTACGGATTGGTTATTAAGAAAGGCGCAAATAGCGCCGAAACATTTTCAAATGTTTTATCAAAAATAGAAACTCAATTTAGCGGAGCGGCTGCCGCTCAAGTTAATACTTATTCCGGCGCTGTGGCTCAATTGTCTAATATGTATAGTGATACGCTTGAAGAAATCGGCAATTTGATAATAAAAAATCCAATTGTCATCGAGGGGATAAAACTATTAAGCAGTGTTTTGGGTGATCTTAATGATTATTTAAGAAAAAATAATCAATCTATGAACGAACTTATTTCTGATGGTATTTTTGGATTAATCAAAACAATTCCAATATTGGCGAGATCGTTTAGTTTCTTAATAACGGTTTTAGACACAACCGTTGATTATATTGCGAAAACATTAGTTGCTGTAGAGCAAGGAATTGACAAACTAACAACTCCGCTTTCATCATTTAAAAAAGAAATGAGCAAGATCGTAAACGGTTTTATACAATTTTATTATGGTGCAAAATCTGATTTATTAGAAACTCAACAAGAAATAGTCCAACAAACAGAAATCGACACGCAAGATTTAGGGGAAAGCTATGATGTTTGGGCTGATGACGCAACAAGTTCGATGGGTGAATTTGCGATAAAGCTTGAAGAGTTTGCTTTGTATTCAGAAAAGAAAATAGAAGATTTCGAAAAAGTAGTTTCTAAAGCTGCAAAAAATGTTTCTAAATTTAAAAATGAAGTTAATAAATCTTTTGCGGATTTAAAAATAAAAGATTTTGGAAAAATATTTGCAGATATAAAAATACCATCTTTTGGCAATATAACAACATCGATTCAAACAGGATTTAAAGGCGGCATTGAATTATTGAAAGAAGGTTGGACAAATGTTTCTAATTTAACAGTTAGAAATTTATGGGAAGGATTCAAAAGCGGTAGTGTATTTATTTATAATGCGCTATCTTCAGCCTGGCAGGGATTGAAAACTGGCTTGCAATTTTTTGGAGATATATTAGCCGGACAACCATTTACGGTTTTGGCCAATGCTATAAAAGACATAGGCACTCTTCCCGAACAATTCTTAAGTGCCATAGAAAATTTTGATACAATTTTAGACGGTCTCTTGGAGTCTTTGCCAACCGCCATTTCTACTCTTTTGGAAAAAGCGCCAGAAATTTTTGAAGAAATAATAAAAAAATTGCCAGAGGTTATCGCTTTAATAATTAAAGCAATTCCAAGAATCGTGGATATGTTTGTAAAATACGCGCCAAGATTGGCGGAGGCGCTTCTAAACGGTCTCAAAGGCTTGGCGAAAGTGTTGGCCGATTCAGTTGGGCCATTAACTAAAGTTATTATGCAAATGCTAATTAATCTTGTGAAAAATTTAAGCCCCATTCTGAAAGAACTCATTCGCGGATTGTTGGAGGGTCTAAAGGCTATAATGCAAGAACTTCCGGCTTTAATAATTTCAATTTTCCAAGAACTTCCCACCTGGATTCAGCTGATAATTCGCGGGATAATAGACGGAATTATAATAATTGCAAAAAATTTAGCTCCGATAATTATGGCTTTGGCAGAGGGTATTTGTCAGGCAATACCTGAAATTATAGCGGCATTGATTGATGAATTTGTTATACAAGGCGGCGCTGAAACAATAGCCATTGAGCTTGTTAAAGCCGTGCCTAAAATAGCCGTGGCTTTGGTGAGTGGAGTGATGAGGGGATTATATGAGGGATTTGACACGCTTGGCACGACATTATGGCGTGCTTTTATGAAATCAATTGATGAATTAACCGGACGATTAAAAATAAAAAAGCCAGATTGGTTTAATAGATTAAAAATAAAAACTCCAGAATGGTTTGATAAATTAAAAATAGAAACACCCGAATGGCTTAAAGATTTAAAGAATGTTGGAGGTGGAGGCGGAGGCGGAGGCAAGGGGCCCATAACGGGAATTAAAGGAAGTTTCTTCCAGGCGGGCGGCATAATTCCAAAGGGATATCCAAACGATACATTTCCGGCTTCATTGACATCTGGAGAATTGGTTGTTCCGACATCGACAACAGATAATTTATTTTCTTTAATAAACGCCCTTTCCGAAACAATGAAAGCATCTGCAACAAGACAAACTCAAAAAGATCAAAATATAGTTATAAATTTAACTGTAGGCGAAAAACAACTCGCCGAAGTTTTGTTTAATCTCAACAGACAGGGATTTAGGACGGCTTAACAAATGGGTAGTGTTCTTTTATGTAGAGATAATTTTTTATCACCTGATATAGTGTCAAATTCATTTGTATCAAGTGAACAAACCGCTTTTCCGGTTTCTAATATCTATAACGCTCAACGAAGATCAAAGGTATGGAGATCAAACGGATTTTGGGACATTACCGACAGTAACAAAACAATTATTTTCAGAGAAACAATTGGAGTAGATTTAACAGTCACGCTTACCGTTGATGAATATAATTCTGATACTACATTTTTTGCGGAACTAAAAACACAAATGGAAGCGGTGGGGGCTTCTACATATACAATTTCAAGAGACACAACAACAAATAAAATTAAAATATCATCAAATGGAGTTGGTGGGGGCGGAATTTTTCAAATAATATGGACATCGTGCGGAGCATTGGCTTCTACACTTGGGTTTTTAACAACTGAAAATGATATCGGAGCTTTACTTTATATTGCGGACGCGCTAAATATTGGTACAAGTGAATGGATAAAATGGGATATGGGCATTTCGACAAATCCGACTGCTTTTATTCTTATTGGAGCCAGAAATAAACCAATAGCAATAACTCCCAGTGCCACACTTAAAATTCAGGGAAACGAAACTGATATTTGGACAAATCCGAGTTATGAGGAAACTTTAACTTATAACGATTCTGCAATTGCTGTTTTTTCGGATGACGGTTTGCACAGCGAACCGCTTAGATATTGGCGATTGTCGATTGAAGACATTAATAATCCTCAGGGATTTGTCGAAATAGGTTCGTTATTTTTAGGAGACTATCTTAATCCAACACGCGGAGCCGCTCAATTTCCGTTTAAAGCTTCATATGTTGACAAGTCGCAAACTATATTTTCTGAAGGCGGCCAAACATTTTCAGATATAAGAGAAAAGAGCGAAGAGTTTTCTATTGATTGGTTTGGACTAACAACAATTGAGAAAGAAGATATAGATCAATTCTTTGACAGTTTCGGGATGTCGATACCATTCTTTGTTATTTTCGATAAAGACGCGGTTTTTAGTTCTAATTTTAATTATTATATTAGATACTGCAAATTTTCTAATGAGCCAACTTACAATCTCAAAGCGCCAAATGTTTATGAGTGTACAATGAATCTGAGAGAGGAACTATAAAAATGGGATGGAAAGTTTGGGCAGAGGTTTGGAAAACGGGAGAACTTAGCAATGCAAATAAGTTCCAATCTATAAAATTTAATAAAAATCTAATTCTTAGAGCCTTACGAACTTGGATAGTTGTATATAACGACCCTATATTTACGAATTTAAACGCCAAAATATACAGTAATGAAATTATAAACACAATGAACGCGCCCAAAAAGCTTTTATATACATCTTCCAAGAGTTTGTCGAAATCTCAAATAATAACATTAGAAAATGGCATAAAAGAAATATATTTTGAATTTAATTATGTTCCTATAAATGGAGATGACACATATAATATTGTCATAAATGGCACCGATTATGTTTATGGTTTGGGCTCTCACCTTGGTTGGGTTAAAGCATGGCCAGATCCGATTTACAGAGAAGGTTACACCCCCACTTATGAAAATTTATTAGTTGCGCCATATCAAGTTTATGCAATCGGGGGTGAATTTTGACCTACGCGGCCAATTTATTAGTTGAGGGAATAACCAGTCAATATTTGGCAGTGATAAAACCACGTCGATTAGCGGGATCATGGTCTTTGATATCCGGAACAAAATATTATCAATTATTCGATTATGGGGAAATAACCAAATTAGAAGCGAACGCAACAGAAAAAACAAAAGCCACAAGTTCGGCGCTTTCTGATGGAATTTGGTATTATGATTCTTTAGAAGAAAAATTATATTTTGATGACGGTTATAATCCGGCCACAAAAAATATAGTCCTGACATATGAAATATACACCGGTACGTTTGACGCGCATTGGTACAGAAATCCGCTCGATTCTACAGGCAGAATAGTATATTATGAACCAATAATAATATCATCTCCAAAAATAAACGCCTCTGCATCAGAGAGTCTTTTCGGGTATTTACCCGTTCAGTCTTCAAATATCACGCTTTCAAATGCTGTTCACGTTTTAGAAAAACATTTATATGATTCGAGTTTTTATTTATGTGATGTTGTTATATATCATTACCTCGACAAGCTTACCATCGCCAACACAAAAAAGGTTTTCAGCGGGTTATGCACAAAAATTAGTTATGATGACAAACAAATAATGCTTTCTCTATACGACAGACTTGGCATATTTGATAAAGAATATAGAAATGTAACCGGAAATAGTTTTTATGCGTATTCTGAATTTTCAGACTTAGATCCGGCATATGAGGGAAGACCGATAAGGAATGTATATGGAATTGTTGAAGGTTTTCCTCCGGTAAATATTGATTATGTTGCTGACGTTGACACTCCTACCGTAAATGACAACCGAAGATATATTTGCATTGCTGATGAAACTAATTTGGGTAGTGTTCAATCTAGTGTTCCGGCGTCACCATCGTCTACAACCACAAGAACATATCTCAATAGTGCAAATGGTTTCAGGGTTGGGGACAGTGTTTGGTTTGATAAGGCAAGCGACGAATATAAAATAATTACAAATGTAAACAAAACAGGCAATAATTATATTGAACACCCCGCGCTATCTGTGGCTTGCGCCGTTGGAAATATTGCAAAAAGAAGTTTTATTGGAAATATTACTATTTATAAGGAAGACGTAGTTTATAGACCTCTTTTTGGAAGAGATTACACAGAATACACAGACGCAACAAACAAAGTAGTCGGCTTTGATCTTTCTACAAGTTTAGAAACAAATTTAGGCATGCCCTCCGCTCTTTCTGCATCGGACGCAATATATTGTCGCATATACGGCCATAAAAACACTGTCACTTTAGGCGCGGCTCCTTTTGGATTGGACAGCGGCGAAACGGGAAATTTAACCCAAGCGATTGTTGTTCTTTTTGATATGTTAAAAACATATACAAGCATTGCTGAAGACGACATCGACTTGACAACATTTTCTAGTTTGCAATCTTCAATTGCTGATGAAATAGGTTTTGCGGTTCCGGAATTTTCAAGAAATGATTTTCCCATCATGAAGGATGTCGTAAATAATATTTTAAAAACATTGCTTTTAAAAATATTCCCAAATAATGATTTGAAATGGACTATAAAACAAACGGCCCCATTGGGCTCGGTTGATAAATCTATAGAAGACGACGAAATCTTACTTAACAGTTTTAAATATGAATTTGATTATAACGATATTATATCAGACGCGATTCTTGAATATGCCGGTCGTGAATACAGCGAAAAACATCAGGCCTCACGAGATTATAGCCGAGTAACAAAAACATCGGCTGTAACCAAATATCTTCATAAAATAGACAGGCAAAAGACATTTAAATCACTACATTTTAAATTGTCCGAAGCCCAAACGCTTGTTGATAGATTGAATTATGCGCTTTCCGAAAGACAGGGCATATGTAAATTGTCGACTAAAAATAGATTTTTTGATATTCTTTTAGGGGATAATGTTAAAATATCAAGATCGAGGATGCCGGGTTTTGAATATGACGGCAATATACTTCGCGAACGCGAATTTGCCATTATATCAACCGCCAAATCTTTAGATGATATTGAATTGGAGCTTATAGATCAAAAAGGCATAGAGGATAATTTGTTATCCTGGTGAGGGATTAATTATGACAGTCAGAGAATACAGTTTTGTCGTTGGGCCGGAAACGTCTACGCTTCCAACCGTGGGAACGCCCACACAAGAAAGCGACATCGTAACAAAGGGATATGTAGACAAGCATTATTTACAAGGTCAAGCGGCTGTTGCAAATATAACGGCTCTTAAGGTCATTACCGCGTCATCGAGATTTGACAAAAATGTTATATTTGTTGAAAACACAACCACGCTTTATTCTTTCGATGCGGAAAGTTCCGCATCTGGAGACGATCATTTCGTTATTGTACCGGATATCGGCACCGGAAGATGGTTAAGGGTAACGGAAAAGTTTAACACACAATCTTTGTTCAAAAACTTATCGGATCCTAGCAATCCTTCGGCTGGTTATCATTATTTATACGCAAAATCAGACGGGTTTTATTTTAAAAACTCTTCAGGCGTAGTGGGTAAAGTAGGTTCGGGAGGGGGCGGGAGTTCGATTGTTTGGACTGCGCCAGATGGTAGCGCTCCGGCAAAGACAGAGGAACATAATGAAACTGTTTTTTTATTCGAAAAAGACATGGATCAAAATCTTATTGCATATATTAAAGTTCCGCAATCTTATAGCGCGGGCGTTCAGATTGTAATGTATGTAGGCATTTATTCATCTTCAGCCGCAAATAATATTCACATGAGATCAACCTCATATCTTATTAGAAAAAATACAGATGCGATAGATTCTACTACAAATTCAAGAGTATCTACAAATACCGAAATTACAAATACACTTGCAAAACAATATCGAGAAATAAGTTTAGATTTAACTGATAGCAATGGAAAAATCAATTCGGTTAGCGTTACCGCCGGCGACGTTATAAAGGTAGTTATAGACAGAAATGAAACTGGCGAATCTTCTTCAGATACAGCCGACACTCGTTTTGTTCCAAACGCAACAGAAGTCAAATTTGCATAGGAGTAATATTTATGACAGACACAACCACGGAAATTAGCAGAGCAAAGCTTGCGCATCCAGATTTAAATTATTCTGGAGGGGAAGATTTGCACGAAAAAGTAGCAACAATTTATACAACCTTAGGTGATTGGCTGAATAGCAGATTTTTTTCCAAAGATGATTTAGCCAATGAGGCAAGCCAAGATTTTGAACACAATTTTAAGACAGTTTTTTCCGATCTTTATACAGTTTTATATTTAAGAAATTCGGAAACGGGGGCGTTAACTAGACTTTCCGAAGAAACCACGCCAAAAAGATCGGCATTTTTAATCGCGGCAAAATCCGGCTCCGAAACAACGCATATTACAGTAACCAACAATACCGGCGAAATTCAAGACATCGCTTTGGCGGTTTCGCAGGGAAGATCGCAAAAAACAGGAATAGGTTTGTTGTGGCATGGCCCCGCTGGTCATGCGCCATTAATTGTAGAAGAAAATTCACAAGAAATCTGGTTCTTTGAAAAAGACAAATCTCAAAAAGCTATTTGCTGGCTTAAAATTCCAAAGAGTTATATTATTGGCACGCAAATAAAAATGTTAATAGTACAATATTCGCCGTCTTCAAGCGGAACGCAATTGTTGGAGGCTGTAACATATTTAATTCGCAAAAATACAGATGCAATAACCGAAAATACAAATTATATAGCATCTGGAAATTCCGCATTATCTAATAGCATCGCCAATCAATATCGAGAAGCGGAATTGATTCTTAGTGATGCTAGCGGAAAAATAAATAGTATAGTTATAAAACCAGGTGATTTATTGAGATTAGAATTAATAAGAGGGACGGATACAGATGCCGCCGATATTCGTTTCGTTCCTCAGTCAACAGAAATTTATTTTTCATAAGGAGTTTTATTATGATAAAGTTTTTAATTTTTTTATTATCGTTTTTTTATTCGTTATCTGCTTGGGGGCAATTGAAAGAAACAGATAGACAAGAATTATTGTATAACAATATTCTTGGAAATTATAACCCAGGATTTGAAAACGGACTTGCTAAGTGGACAAAATCAGGAAGTTCTACATTAACGAAAGAAACGGCAAATCCTGGAGTTGGAACAACTTCCGCGATTTGGGACGCAACAGCTAATGGTGAATATCTAAGAGGAACTCTTGTTACAATTCCAAATATTTTAAAAAATAAAATTTGTTACGCGAAAATGCACTATAAAGATGGCGACGCCAATCTTGCCTTTCAGGTAGTAGATGGATCAACAAATATATTAGCAACGATAACTTTAAGCGCCTCTTCTTCGTGGACAGAAAGAACTTTACAATTTCCATGTCCTGAAAGCAGCACATTAGCGCCAAGGCTTTTGGCTTCGGCTGATGCGGCGGCTGTGACTGTAGACGGTTTTTATTGGGGACTGGAAAAAATAGTTCAGGGAATACCAACTACTGAATGGACTTCATATACACCTTCAAATTATTTAGGTTTTGGAAGCATTACATCCATTAAATTAGAATGGAAACGAATCGGCCCATCTTTGTTTGTTCGCGGTTTTTTTACAACCGGAACCGTTTCAGGAGATGAGGCGCAACTTGAACTCCCCAATAGTTTTGTTATTGGAGGAAATGCCACAGGTGACACGGTCAATGTCGGAACATTTTATGAAGACAGAAATACCGCTCAGGTGAAGAATTTAATAGCAACCGCCGGTGATACATATCTAAATTTTAGTTTAGGAGATGCAGCTAATAGCGCCTTAGATCCCAAATTAGGTAACGCATGCGCGGTAAGCACTACCAGAATAAGCGTTTTTGCGGGGCCTATTCCAATAACCGCCTGGGCCGGTTCTACTGTTGGACTTTCAAATTCGGCGGTTGAGTATTACGCAACGAGCGGAACTTGGGACGCCGACAGTTCAACCACGGCGTACGGGCCAAATGGTGCAACAATGACAGGGGCATTGGCGGCGGCAAGAACCAAAACAATTACCACGGCAACACGAATTCTTCCAACGGATAAACTTTCATTAGAAATAGATGTTGGAAGCGGTTACGGTTTTAATGAAATCTGGTCTGAAATTTTACAGGGCGCAAGCAGCGGAGTAACTATCAGAGCAACGGGATCTAGTACAATTCAAGTAATTTTTAGACGCTATTATTCTGGGACAAGCGATTGGACAAACGGTTGGAGATGGAGGGTTGTAAAATCATCGAATCCATTATCGATAGGTTCTTTGACTTCTATAAAATACCAACAGAAATTTTTAGCTTCTGATATTACAACACAAGGCATATATGCAGATACAGTAGCAGGTAATGGGGCTTTTAAATTTACGTTAGAAGCGGGTAAAACTTATAGAATTACATTTCACATGCATTGTATACTTACTACTGGTGGTGATGTGATAATAACACTGCATGACAATATAACTCCATTTGCATATGTTAGACACCACGATGCTAATGCAGCTACTATAGCGGAAACCTCAGATGTTACTATTCTTAGAACAATGACTAGTACTAGTTTACGTTTGTATATAGATGATAACGGAGAAGCAATAACAGGAAATGGAACATATACGGGAACATGGATAATTGTAGAAGAACTTCCGTATCACATAACCACGACTGGTTGGTAATGATGAAAGAAAGGGATTGTCCGTATTGTTGGCAATACAAGCAAGAAATTAAATTGCTAAAGAAAGAAATTAATTTATTAAATGTTAAAATAAAAGAAATGGAACAATATAAGGAAGAAGAAAATAAAAATGATTAAATTTATTTTGATAGTTTTCTGCTTAATATCTTGCGGCCCATTTAAAAAAGACAACGAAATCCAAGATCCAATTACTCCAAATAAAGATTTAATAGACATAAAATTAGATCGGTATATTGAATTAAGTAATGACATAGTTGATAAATATGGTTTTCCAGTTAAGGGTGATGGAATTCTTTTTGCATGTTTAAGACATTATGCAGGTGCGGAAGTAGACTGGAAGGCCGCGGAAAAAGAACCTGGAAGAATGGAAAGACACCCAGACTTAGAACTTTTTGAAGATTCGGCGACAGCTTATTCAAAAGATATGCTAGTTGGCGAATTGCTTTGCATTTGGAAAGATCGGGATTTGGAATTTTTAGAAAGAAGAATTTCTTATCTTGAAGATCACGATTGGGATATGTGCGGAAGAGATCGGGCCAAAACTCAAGAAGCTTGGTTAACCAGATGTAAAGTATCAACCAATCTTAAAGCTACACTTTATGAAATGCAATATCAGCTTGGCGGCAAAGATAACGTTATGAAAAATATTTGGCAAGTTTGGAATCCGCTGAGTGAATCATTTCCAACTCATTTAACCATGCTTCAATTTTACTTGCGCGGCGTAATGCAAGGCGCCATTAACGATTTACAATTAGATTTTATGAAAGAAAAATCTAAAGACACGCCGGACAATGCCTTATATTCAGCTATTTATCACAGCTTTAAAGACGGGGATATGTCGCAAGCTAGCGCAAGTTTGCTAAAGGAAAATTATTTTCCTAATAGCTCACTTCCAACCTCAGACAATTATTGTACGCATTATCTTTTTCAACGTGATTTAATAAAAGATGGAAAGCCAAATCCGGATTGGTTGCCATGTCCCAAAGAAAAAGAAACTTATCATGGAACTGATTTTATTTTTGCGGCTTATTTAATTTTAAGAAATTTGGATAAATAACAATGGATTTAAACATTCCAACAATTGTCGAAAACTTGATAGTGTTTCTTGCGGGAAGCGCCACACTTTGGGTTTTTTCCAAGACATATAAGAACTCAAAAGATATAAGATTCGCATACGAAAGGATTCGCAACTTGGAAGGTTTAATTAACAACAAAAAAGGAGATAATCATGGAAAATGAAAAAAGAGGTATTGAAAACATTTTAGATTGGATAATTTACTTGGATAAGTTGACTTTAGAGTTTGAAAAAGCAAAAGAAGACGCCGTAATTGATAAAACTGAAATTATAAAAATGTTTGCCGTTACAATTCCAGAAGTTGTAAGAGCGGTTTCTGGATCTTGGAACATTCTGCCGGAAGCAAAAGATTTAGATCAGCAAGAAAAAGATCAAATTATTACGGCAATACTTCCCATTATCATGCGATTAACAAGGGTATTCGTATAATGCCAGCTTGGGTTCAGATAATTTTAATAGGCGTTTCCCTTGCACGCGAAATATTAAAATATTTTAATGAACAGGAAATTTCGAAAAGAGAAAAAAGAGAAAAGGTAATTAATTTCAAAGAATCGCTAAAAACCGCAAGGATGTTAGGAGACACTCGGTATGTGGAAGGTCTATTTGACAATCTTAGGATTCGCGATAATAACGGCGTGTCAAACGACTGAAATAACTCCATGGCGGCCTGAGATATGGCTTTGTTCTTCAAAAACAAATGGCATTTTGCGTGCTGGTCAAAATATTTCTTGCGAAGATGCCAAATTCAACGAATTTATTTGTTTAAGCGAAAAAGATTTGTCGATATTATATAACCATTGTCTCGACGAATAATTTTATGGGATTTAAATTTTCCGATGAATCGAAAATAAAATTAGAACAATGTGATAGGCGATTGCAACTTTTGTTTAATGTTGTTATTAATTTCATCGATATTAAAATTCTCACCGGTCACCGCACCGAAGCCGATCAGACAAAAGCCTTTGTGAAAAATTTAACCACAAAACGGTTTCCAGAATCGAAACATAATTCTATTCCGAGTCTTGCCATCGACATCGCGCCGTGTCCTGTCAATTGGCACGATACGGAACGGTTTTATTATCTAGCCGGTTTTGTTTTGGGCGTGTCCAAAATGTTGCAAATCCCCTTGGCCTGGGGCGGCGACTGGGACAGAGACAATAATTTCAAAGATCAGACTTTCAATGATCTAGTACACTTCGAGATTCTTTCATAATTTATTAAAAACAGACTCCAATAAATTCAATCGGTTATATAATAATACTAAAGTTATTTAATAAAATGCCGTATATATAGATATAGGGCACGCGCACACACAATGCGAGTTGAAACAAGAAAGGAGACGGACATGCAAAAGAAACACTGGTATCAAGCCAATCAAGAAGATATTGGCGATTTTGTTGATGATGTTTGCGAAGATTTTTTGAAGCGATTCGACACTGCTTGTGGTCGCGAACAGCGCGATACGGGGCCGTCAGATGATGCGCAATGGATTAATCATTTCTTTCCGTTAGAATTTGTAGAAAACTCGGTTGCGTTCGAGTTATGGACTAATCATATATCAATGTTTATAGAAGACGAACTTATAGCGCGGGGAGTGTAGCCACAAAAAAGGGGGGATTTCAAAATGAGATATTATTTTACCGGTGGTGAATTCAGCGGAAGATACTCTGAGATTCTAAGAAAGGTATTGGGCAGTCTTAGTGCCAAAGAAGTTCTTTATGAAAGTTTTGAAGACAATTACCAGGGCGATGTTGACGTTGATGTTCTCCTAGAAGACGGAAGAGTATTTTCATATCGGTATTCTTATGGATCATGCTCTGGTTGTGACACATGGGAAGCGGATGGTCTTTCTGACGATAAAATAGCAGAATCAATGACAAGAGAAGCAACATTTTTTGATAACGAAGAGCGATATAAAGCATGGGCAAAAAAGACAAGGAAGCAGAGGCGCGAGTAAATGCCAAGACCACAACACAAAAATGGCAAATCGGAAGTATTGTCATTTTCTATGCCGGAAAAAGAAAAAAGAATTTTCGATGAAAACGCAATAAGCTTTGGGGGTACAAGCAGATTCGTAAAGTTCTTATTGCGTTTTTGGCTCGATTATAAAAATAAGATAAAATAATCATTCTGCTTTTTTCTCTAAATCAAATCTCCAGTAAACAATTTCTGGTTTTCTATATTTTTCCAAGTCCAAATTTTGCAGCTCTGGAATTATCTTATAATCAATATTACCAGCCCGCTTCTGCCTGGAAATTTTAACCAGTCCAAATTTGACGCGGGGCTCTTTGATCTTTTCTAATATTTGTTTTTTTAGTGCCTGCTCTTCTTCCGCTATTTTATCTAGCAACTTCTTTTTAAAAATCCATTGATCGATTAAAAATTGCGCCTCTTGATCTTGAATGAAAACATAATCTTTTTCGGTTAATTCTGGGGCGGTTTGTTTTTGAACAAGCTGCCAAAACTCACGTTCTTTTTCAACCAGAAGATGAATGTAATCATTATCTGGCTCGCACTTTACCAGCGTGTAACTGTCAAGTTCGTCATTATAAGCGAAGAAATCGACACACTTTGCGCCGGTCACTAATAACTGATGTTGCACCTGCGGGTAATATCTTTCTGGTATTTTTCCAGAATCTCTTATTTCTTGCAGTTCTTTTTTCCCAACATATTTTATTTCGAGTATTATATTTTTTTCTGCATCGTAACCGTCAAGACTAGCCCTAAGAAAGGGCATTTTTGCGTATTCAACTAACGCTGGCGGCATTGGTTTATCGTTTAAAATCTCATAAAGCAATCTTGCTCTTTTTTCGATTGTATGCCCTTTATCCAGGATAAATTGATTCTTTTTTTCTTGACATTCGCGGCCTAGCTTTTCCTCCCAGAGCTGAAAGGGGGTTTTGTATGTATATATACCCATGATAACCGGAGCGTCGGAAGCGCCTAGGCCAGCACGACGCCACATTAGCCATTGAGACGTACCCTGTTGCATGTTTTGATACCTCATAATAATAATAAAAAAAAACACATACTCACACTTTTTTTGTTTACAATATTTGTACAAAATTGTAAAGTCATTTTTGCATAACAAAAAAGGGGCAATCATGAGGTCTGAAAAAGCATTAATTAACGAGTTAAAACGGGCGGTTATAGGCGGTTTCGTAACCCCCGCAGGAATAGCTTACAAATTAGGTTATAAATCATCTAATATCGTGTACAAATGGATTGATTCAGGTCATATTCCCAGCAAAAATATTGCATTATTAAAGGAGATTTTAAATGGTGAACATGCTACTAAATCAAGTTAGAAGAGGCGTTATAAAAAAACCGTATCTGATATTATTATATGGAGTTGATGGCGTAGGCAAAACACAATTTGCAGCAACAGCGCCACGGCCCATATTTTTGGAGCGCGAAAACGGATCTAATAAATATAACATCGACAGACTTCCAGCAATTGCATCCTGGCAAGAAGCTATGAATTGTATTGATGCGCTCATAATCGAAAAACACGATTATAAAACCTTTGTTATCGATTCTTTAGATTGGTTGGAGCCTTTACTGTTCAAGAAAATCTGTGATGAATCAAATACTAGTTCGATAGAACGCGCCATGGGCGGCTACAATAAAGGCTATAAACGCGCAAAAGAAATGTGGCAAGTGTTAATAGAAAAAATGAATTTATTGCGTGACGAAAGACAAATGAATATAATTCTTATTTGCCACGCCGATGTTGTAGATTTTTCAGACCCGCAAATTCAGGAAACTTATCATCGCTATCAGTTAAAAATTCAAAAAGAATCCGCTCCAATTTTCAGAGAATGGGTAGACGCCCTGATGTTCGCAAATTACGAAACCTTGGCCAAAGAAAAAGAGGGCAAATTAAAAACATTTGCCGATGGAAGCAGATATCTATACACACAACGTCAACCTGGTTACGATGCCAAAAACAGGCTTGATCTTCCGTTTCAAATTCCTTTGCATTGGGGCGAATTTGTGAAGGCCGCAGAATCTGGAAAACCGGAAGCTATAGAGACCACACAAAAAAGAATAGAAAATCTAATAGAGCAAGTGACAAATCGGGAGCTTAGAGAAAAGGCAATTGAATCGCTCGAGCGAAATAGAAACGATATTAACTATCTTTTATCAATCGAAAAACGGTTGAATCAACTTTTGGAAGGAGAATAAATCATGAGTCTTATCAACGATGGAGATTATACCGGAAAATTAAAAGATGCGGGCTTTTCGGTATCAAAACAGGGGAATTTATTACTTAATCTTATTTTTAAACTCAAAGAAAACGATCATGAACTAATATGGTCTGGAAGTTTTGTTTCGGAAAATTCAAGAGCATATGTTGTGAAGACACTTATTACGTGCGGTTATACGGAAAACGATTTAAATGAGACTGTCTTGAGAGGGAGGGCATTACTTGATCTATTTGAAAAAGAAAAAGAAGTAAAATTAGTAGTGCAAAACGAAACCAATGAAAAAGGCAATACATATTCCGTAATAAAATATATCAACGATCTGGATGGTTTCGGAAAGATTATGCTCGACCAGGCTGATGCAATAAAGCAACTTGCAGGATATAATCTAAAGGCTGATTTTTTGTTAGCCAAAAGCGGCAGACAAACAACGGCGAAAAACAAAAAAGAAATCCCGACTGATGAATTACCCTTTTAAGCGAGGATGCAACATGGCCTTGGAACTTTCGGAATTAAGAGAAGAGAACTGGTCTTATAGACTTGAAGAAAACATTTGCTTACTGGAAATAAAATTAAATAGATTGGTTGAACTTTCAAATAGCGTCACAGAGTTTTTGGTAATGGCCGAGGCCAACCATATTGACACAAAACCCGCAGCGAAATTTTGCGATTGGATCGCTGGAAAAATTCTTGAGATCGAAACGGAACTGGAAATTTTGCGCGATGATTTATCCTCAGGAATAGGAAACGGATAAGGAGATTCAAAATGATTAACGATTTTAACATACCGATTCCAGATCCCGAAAAAACCATTGGAGATAGATTCGTATTTCCGATAATTAAAAACGATATAATCTTATATTTGGAATTTTTTAAATCAGAAGTAAACGGGATCAAAACATGGAGACACACGAAGGGGCCGGCAAATTTCGAACTCCTATATGAGGATAAAAATATTATATGATTGTCATGGGAATCGATCCAGGCTCAAAAGGCGGTATAGCCATATTGAACGCCGGAACTATAATTTTCACCTGCGCAATGCCATTAATTGCCAAAACTGATATAGATGTTTGCGCAATCATCAGCGCAATTAAAACTTATAAAGCGGAATTTATCGTCATAGAACACAGCCAGGCGTTTCCTAAGATGGGCAAATCACAAACCTTTAAATTTGGGGAAAACTTTGGAGCGGTCAAAGCCGCTGCGGATTTATCGGGGGTTCCGTTTACACTCGTAAAACCAAGGGAATGGCAGAAAAAAGCACACATCGGAACACCTCCTAAATTACCGCCCAAAGACAGAAGTTTATTGGTTTTCAGGCGGCTTTATCCGCAGGAAACTACAAAACACGATGGAATTATAGATGCGGTTTTGATTGCTAAAGATTTTAACTAGCGGACACAAGCAAATGTATTTCAGAGGACGCGAACAAATGAATTTCGCCCTTCAGGACAGACAAAAATTATGTCCTGTTTGCGGCAAAGTATTTTTAATTTCCAAATATCAGTCTACAAAAAAGAGATGTTCGAAATGTTCTCACAGCCGATATGAAAATAAATATTCACAGGAAAAGGATAGCAAAGCATGATAAGTAATTTTTGGCAAGGATACATAGTTGGAACTTTGGTTGCTATTTTGTTTGTGGGTATTCCATCGGCTTTTTTTATTGGGAAATTCACAACCATTACAGAATCTATGAGATGGCAAATTCTAGCCACCGAATATCAAAAATCCTCAGACGAGTTAATACGACAAGTAGAGAGTTTTCGGGCTTCAGATATTTGCGTAAAGCCAGAAGAAAAAAAGCAATTAAAAATGGTGAAAAAATGAAAACAATATCAAAACAATGGTTGGAAGAAAAAAAAGCTTGTACAGGTGGTGTCGTTTGGTTTGAACAACAAACTGAAACTGATGCTATAAAAATTATAAAATCATGGATTGGTAAAAAAGAATATCTCGATTGGGCTAATTGGTTAATTGTTCGAATCATGAATTACAAACAATGTGCAGGCTACGCTGTATTTGCCGCTGAACAAGTCATAGATATTTTTGAAGATAAATATCCGAATGATAAACGCCCATGTCAAGCAATTGAAGCGGCGAAAAAGTGTATAGATAATCCATCACAAGAAAATAGAATAGCGGCTTATGCGGCGGCTGATGAGGCGGCTGGTGCGGCTAATGCGGCGGCTTATGAGGTGGCTGGTGCGGCTAATGCGGCGGCTTATGAGGTGGCTGGTGCGGCTAATGCGGCGGCTTATGCGGCGGCTAATGCGGCGGCTTATGAGGTGGCTGGTGCGGCTAATGCGGCGGCTTATGAGGTGGCTGGTGCGGCTTATGCGGTGGCTGGTGCGGCTAATGCGGCGGCTTATGCGGCGGCTTATGCGGCGGCTTATGCTGATACATCCACTGCTAAAACTGAAATGCGAATTAGGATTTTGAAATTCGGATTGAAAGAATTGGAGGGCGGGATGAGGAAAGCTTATTACCTAGCAGAACATAATGAGGAAAGCGATTGGCGTTGGGAATTTGATATGCTCAAAGGACCAAATAATTTTAAGTGTTGCTTAACCGATCCTGAAGATCGAATGTGGTGCAGAGATGGTAAAAAAGTGGTTGATGAATTGAACAGATTACATGATGAAAACGAGAAGTCTAAACTGGAGCTGTTAAAATTATCAGACGCATATGAAGAGAGATTGGTCGAGATCGAGAAGTTGAAAAAACAAATCTCCGATTGTACAAACTTTAGAACAAGCAGCTAAAGATTTTGAATATTATTTTTAGATAAATTGGGGGTAAAAATGAGTGATCGAGAGGAAATAGAGAGGCTTGTAACTGAAAACAATAAGCTAAAGACATATATTATTGAGCTAAAGTCATTTATTCGTCTGGTTTGGGACTATTTACCAACTAAAATTAAAGAACGTATAAGGGAACTGGAGGACGGGGAATGAATGAAATAGACACAATGAGATATAAATTGGCAAAAAAAGCGGGCCACGGATTATTAGATGTTCATAATTACATTAATTTTTTAGAACAACAAAATGCTAAATTTAAATTATGTCTTTTGAAGTATGCCTCTCCAGATAATTGGAAGAATTCCGACACAGAATTGGCAAATATATTTTGTGTGGATATTGGATTTGCTGAGGCCGCTGATTGTTTGAAAGAATTGGAGGGCGAATGAGTGAATTATTTGACAATGGCGAATTAGAACCATTACCGCCACGAGTACATCTTGTTGATAATTGGGAGATCAGTAAAATTTTAAATAAAATAAATTTACTTGAGAAAGAAAACGAGAAGCTGAGAAAGGTTGTTGAAGCGACGAAAGAACATTTGTTCGGAGAATCTTCGTATGAAACTTCAATATCTGCATTAGAACAAGCACTGAAAGAATTGGAAGATAAATGATAATCTCTAAACAATGGCTGGAAGATCAAAAAGCATGCGCGGAAGGTATTGCATGGTTTGAATCTCAAACTGAAACGGATGCAACGGAAATAATTAAATCTTGGGTTGAAAAAAAAGAACACCTCAATTGGGCCAATTGGTTGATGGTGCGAACTATGGATTATAGGCAACGTGTGAAAATCCATCACAAGAAAAAAAGAACACATCAATTGGGCCAATCAAAGTTTAACGATTATTTGGTTACAAAATGTTAATTATTAAAACCATAGACGGAAAATGCAATCAACACGGCACGCAAGAATTTATTATCATCCCGAAACTTGATTGTAGCTTCTGTCCGCTATGCTTAGAATCGGGAAGATATAGCGAGGTTGTTATGGATGAATTTAGAAAAATAGGTAAAAGAAATGGCATGGAACGAAAATAAAAATCCATACGGGAAAATGGATCCCGATTTAGCAAAACCGAAAAGATATATCTGTGTCAATTGCGGCAAAGAAGTGAAATATCCTATATCAACCGGTTGCCCGAAATGCGGAAAAGCTGAGTTCAGAAAGAAAACCTATGAGCAAAATATTATATGAAGTTCGTATCACAACAGACGATATCGATATCAATAAGGAACAAATTATCTATGTTCTTGCAGATGATATAGTTGACGCGGTTCATAGAATAGACAAGGAATATCCCAATACAACAATAAAAATCACTAAGATTCAAGATACACATGCGACATTGATTATTATTTAATTAAGAGAGGGGAAAACAATATGAATTTTCCATTTGTTAGAATTGCGGTTCTCTGCATAATGCTTTATTGTCTCTATAATAAACAACCCAATAATGTTGTGTATTGGTTAATAATTCTCTGCACAATTCAAATGATATCCGCTTTATTTGCCCATGTTATGGAAAATCTTAGAGAAAAAATCAGATAATAAACAGCTTGACTTTTTGTTATTGTCACGACAATATCGATAATGCATTATAATCGTATGCGAGCCTGACGGGCAAAGTACAGATCATACTGAGGCGTCTAGTCCACGACTCAGCTCTAAGGCTCGCGCCTCAATAACGGACTTCTTGTGAGGTACCCAAGAGAATATGAATACCTGTGATTTTCTTCAATACGCTACGACAAAGAATTTCCAGATACAAGACAATCCCGCTATTTTCGACGGGAGAATTCATAGGTTTTCACGCGATAGCAAAACCAACCGCAAAAACGCTTGGTATATAGGCTTTCCCGAGAGCGGCATTGCCGAATTTGGGGACTGGAAAAGCGGCGAAAGACATGTTTATAAACCAGCCGGCAACGGAAAGACATCACTAACCGCGCATGAGAAAAAAGTTCTTTACAACAAGATCGCATATTCGAAACGGGAATGGCAAAAAGAAAAAGAAGCCGCCCAACAAGAAGCTGCCAAAAACGCCAATACAATATGGACATGGGCCGATGCCAGAGCTACGCCTTACTTAGAGAAAAAAGGTATAACCGGAGGAAAACTATACGGCCTTAAATCTTGCCTGGAGCCAGGGGGACGTGTCTTGATCGTGCCAATGTATGACATCAATTCCACAGACGATCTAGTTGTGGGTGCTCAGAAGATATATCCGGATAGCACAAAGCTTTTTCTGGAGGGGCAGAAAGTCAAAGATACCTTCTTCAAAATCGACGGAACCGGAGACATAATATATGTATGCGAAGGCATAGCTACAGCGATATCGATTCACGAGGCCACGGGAACTGCGGTTTATGTCGCTTTTTCCTGCAATAATCTTTATAATATATGCAAAAAATTAATTGATATATTGCCAAACAAAAAGATCATAGTTGCCTGTGATAACGACCACAAGACTAAAGACAACCCCGGAATTGCCTCGGGAGAGAAGATATCGGCTGAGTTAGGGCTAGAGTTTACCTTTCCTGTTTTCAAGAGCACAGACGGCGATTGTGTCCTCACAGATTTCAACGATTTGCATTGTCTGGAAGGACTGAGTGCGGTTAAAGAGGCTTTGATAAATAATATTAATAAACGGGATAAAATTCCTATACCCGAGTTAGAATCCAAACGTATCTTGGCTCATTTCTATCGAGAGATAACCGAGAAGTTAAATAACAACGAACTGTCTCAACAATTTCTTGTAACAGAGCCAGAATTAGGGGTCAGAAAAATATTGGCCGTTCAGGATAAAAACAATGTTGTGTCGTATGTGTCTGAAGATGCCGTTGCCAGTTTGGTTCTAAAATATTCTGAAGAAATCCCGAAATATCAATTTACGCATTGGCACGCTAAAAACGCCGGTCAGTATTGGCTTTTCACGGCGCCACCTGTCCCCGAGCCGCCCCTCGTAAAGATGAAAAGCGACAAGGGATTGTGTTTTCATCGCTTGCCATTTGATCCTGAAAGCTTTGGGGAAAGTCCTTTGTTTGACGAAATATTAAGCCGGTGTTCGGATGCTATGGCTTTAACGGCTTTTGTGGGATCGCTTTTTGTGCCGGAAGCAAACCG